GCTAGATGGTATCTCCCCCGGCATGGTCCGGCGATCTATCGCCCCCGGGGGATTGCTCCCGCGCTCCGTTGGTTTGGTATATCCTACCACCAGTTCGGAGCCACTCGCAGAATCTGGCCGAGGAGCTGTCCGGCCTGGATCCCCGGATGACTCCACTACGTCATCCGGGGACCGTACTACGTCATCAAGCAGTACCAGGGGCAGGGTCAGGCACCAGTGCGGATATCACCTCACGCAACGCAGCTCCGACGCGGTCCGCGCAGAGGGGGCACTTGCGCGAGTACGCATTGAGTCCAGTAGCTGCGCGCCACTCCAGCAAGAGCACAACGTCGGCACGGGCCTTGTCCGATAGGCGTTGCAGCGTGTCGGCCATCAGCTCCTGCACCTCCAGGTCATCGGACTCAGCGGGCTCCGCTGCCATCCACCTTTCTAGGTCTTCTGTCATTGGCTCCTGTGTCCGGCCCTTCCGGTTCTGTACGCCCTTGCCGGGAATGTACCTACCGGGTGACGCGTTCCACGCCCTAAGCGAGCCGCGCAAGTGGCCAATGCTGCGCATCCAGACTTCGGCGGTAGTCACCGGAGAGTCCTCGGTGTCACGGGCCGCCAGTTTCACGGCGAACAAGCATGCATCCTGAACCGCGTCGGACAGCGGTGAACCGTCCACCCAGACAACGCGCAAGCGACCGTGCCCGTATTCGGTCGGCGGGATCTGCAGCTCGGGCTCTCCGCCCACTTCGATAGGAGCCATGTACACGCTGGAGGGATGCGCGCGGCCAAGACTGTCCTGCCCGGCCCGCATCCATTCCGGGCACCGGCCTACGTCGGCCTCCCCTTTCCTTCGGCCCGTCCAGTAGGCGACGGCCAGAGAGCAGAGCAAGTCCCGCAGCGCCCACCAATCCACGCCGTACAGCTGGGGGCGGCTCATAGGTTCCACCGTAGGTCGTTGGCGCGGCGAGCCTCGACACGCTGGCGAGCCGTGCTGGTACGTAGCGCGTCAAGTTCGGTGAATGAGCGCGTTGAATCGCGGCGTAGTGTGTCAAGTTCGTCTTGTTGAGCGACCATCAGGGCGCGAGCCGCCGTTCGCTCTACTAGGGCCTCGTCCATCGCATCGGCGCAGCGCTCCGCAAGCGCCGTCTGCTCCTCTAGAGCACGGCGCAATTGCTTGATCTGCCGGTGCTGCTCGACGAAGCGGGCCTCAATCTCTGCAGCGAGCCGCCCGCCCACACGGTAGGGTCGCTCATGGGGATGATCGGTAAAGTGTCTCACGGTGAATCCAATCTGTGAATGTGTCGAAGTCCGGGCCGTCCTGGTGGACAACCTCCAGCCGAAGCCTAGGCTTCCGAGGCCATCGCTGCCAGCGCCGGGGGTGCACTTCCGGCGCGGAAAACGGCGAAAGTGAACCGACGCAAGCGCCGCCGCCCGGCGGGTTTAG